TATGAAGCTAAGTTACAGTTTGAAAATGACGTTCTATTGGATGATAAGTATTACAATAGTTTCATTGGTTGTAAAATACATTCTAATCACTTAAGCAGATGTTAAAATTTAAACAGTTTATTTTAGAAGGGGTCAATGACCCTGCCATCTTCAAAGCAATCTTCCTCGCTGGTGGGCCTGGTTCGGGCAAATCTTTTATCGTCGGTCAGACCGCACTCACGGCATTAGGTATGCGTGTAGTGAACTCCGACGATGCCTTCGAGAATGCTATGAAGAAGGCGGGTATGGAAATGAACCCCGAAAACATCTTCTCTGTCAAAGGTCAAGAAATGCGTGGCCGGGCAAAAACTCTCACTGGTAAAAAACAAGAACTCTATCTTAAAGGTCGTTTGGGTATCGTCATTGATGGTACTGGTAGAGAGTATGACAAGATTAAGAAACAGTCTGTGGAGTTGCAACGCCTTGGTTATGACACCGCAATGATATTCGTCAACACCGATAAAGAAACCGCCTTGGCACGCAACAGGGCGCGTGCTAGGTCCCTTCCTGATGATGAAGTCTCAAAGATGTGGCAGGCAGTACAGAACAACATCGGTAAATTCAACGGGCATTTTGGTAGAAATTTCATCGTCCTAGATAATAGTGATGGTGCGAATTGGAAGGCAGGAACTCAACAGGGTTATAAGTGGGCTAAAAAGTTTACTGAACAAGAACCGACCAAACCCGTTGCTAAAAAATGGATTGCAAAAGAAAAATCTAAATAACTTGACAAGCACGTTTATGATGTGTATAATGAAGCTTAACACGCCAGGGATAATATTATATGGCAATCAGTATGAAAAAATTGGAAGTGTTTGAGATACTGAATAAAGTATCTTCTGCTAAAACACGAAAGGACAAAATCAATGTCCTACAAGAAAACAACATCATGCCTGTAAGAGATGTTTTACAAGGCACATTTGATCCAAACATTCAATGGAATCTTCCAGGGGGTGAAGTGCCCTACACTCCAAACAAAGAAGAATCATATCCTTCTACTTTACTCAAACAACATATGAAATTCAAGTATTTCGTAAAAGGATTACGTGATTCAGAAAATTTAAATCCTATCAAAAGAGAAAGGATGTTCATTGAAATTTGTGAATCAGTACACCCAGAAGATGCTAGAATACTAGTATCTATGATCAACAAAAAACCACCTGTGAAAGGATTAACAGAAAAATTAGTAAAGGAGGCCTACCCAGATTTAATCCCGACTTGATTATGATTCCCACTAACTAGAACAGGAGTTTGCCTATGGTAGCAAATCAAATTGAAAGACTTAAAAAAGATTCTAGAGAACTTGGACATTATATCCATAAGTTAAATAAAAAAGGGAAAACAGAGGCAGCATATAAAATGCAGAAAAAACAAGCATTTTTAGATGCGGCCATACAACAAGTTATAAGGGGGTGATCCTAATCTAACGGGCACCTCTAACGGGGTGCCTATTAGGGATTTTATATATGCCAACATACGATATGAAAAATGTGAAGACCGGAGAAATCAAAGAAATGTTTTTGAAAATCTCCGAAAAAGAAACTATGATCAAATCAGGTGAATGGGAACAGGTGCATCTTGAACCTATGAAAATTGTTCGTACAACAACATCGTCTTTATCTAAAACATCCGATGGATGGAGAGACCACCTGAAAGCTATTAAACAACGTTCCGGTAAAAATAATACCATTAAAACATGAAGCAACAAAAACAAACGGAACAGTTGAATATTCGATTGGACGATTTAATCACAGTTGATCCAATCACAGACAAACAACGAGAGGCGTTCCTATCTTGGAAAGAAGGAGACCATCTTGCACTCACTGGTACAGCTGGAACAGGTAAAACTTTTCTTGCAATGTATCTCGCACTAGAGGAGGTAATGGATAAGTCCACACCTTACGATAAAGTTCAAATCATTCGCAGCGTTGTTCCTACTAGAGAAGTAGGATATTTGCCTGGAACACTAGAAGACAAACTCAACGCATTCACCGGACCTTATCGTGCAATATGTACAGAGTTATTTAATGATGTGAAAGCATACGAAAAGTTAGTTCATAATGGATATGTCGGATTTGATTCGACTTCATATATTAGGGGCGTGACATATGACAACTGTATTATTTTAGTAGATGAAATGCAGAACCTAAACTTTCATGAATTAGATTCTGTAATCACTAGGATTGGTCAGGCCACTAAAATTATTTTCTGTGGTGACTATCACCAATCAGATTTTAAACAAGAGAAAGACAAACAAGGCGTAAATACATTTTTAGAAATACTTGACAATATGCGGCATTTCAGTATAATATCATTTGGCTGGGAAGATATTGTTCGCAGCGATTTTGTACGTGACTACATAATGACTAAGGAATGGATGGGGATAAAGTAATGGAACACATTTCAAAAGCAATGAGAAGTTACCTTGAAGGACGTTTGCAGTATCATATGGCAAACTGGCACACCTTCATGAAGAATCCAGTAGGTGTTGCTGAACATGGTGACTTTATGCAGACACTAGAAAATGAACTGGATGCTATTGCAAAGTATAAAGAGTTGATTGATGCATTGGATTATGTTAATGGGACGCCAGGTAATTTACCGAACATTTTAACTGAGGGTAATAAGTGAACTATGTGAATCTGGATAGTTTCACTAATGATGACGATTTGATTGTTGAGGTTAGAAGAGTTTTCCCTCAGTGCCCAAATCCGAATCAATATCCAAAGGTCTTTGAGTGGTACTGTAGATTATATATATTTTACCAACGTAGAAAACAAAGGTACGGAACATGAACAGAGAAGAAGTATTCGAGACACTCAAGATTGATGAGGGTGTAGAATATAAAGTATACGCTGACCATCTTGGTCTTCACACATTTGGTGTAGGTCATTTAATCGTTGAGGGTGACCCAGAATGGGGTTCGCCGTTTGAAACACCTGTATCAGAAGAACGAGTATGGGAAGCCTTTGAAAAAGATTTGGATGTTGCTATTTCTGAATGTAACATTCTCTTTGAAACTTTTGATGACTTCCCCGAAGAAGCACAACAAGTTATTGTCAACATGATGTTCAATATGGGTAGACCCCGTTTGTCAGGTTTCAAGAAATTCTGTGCAGCAGCTAACGAAGGTGACTGGAAGACTGCCGCAGTAGAAGGGCGTGACTCAAAATGGTATCGTCAAGTAACTAACCGAGCAGAACGACTCATGAGTCGATTGGAGGCAATATGAAATACTTAGGTAAACTTATGGGAGAAAGAACCACGCTTGATGGCGCGATGTTAATCGGCGTCTGTGGTGCGGTAATTCTCTTTGGTGGTATTGCAAAACTTTTGGCGTGGGCTGGTTTAGCATATGGCATTTGGACATTCTTAAAAACTGAGGACTAAATCATGGCGAAATCCCTTAATAGTAATTTAGTAAGACCTGAAACAAAACCAAAGGGAACGTCAATTGGTAATGGACATTTTAAACGAGCTTCGTTAAATAAAAGAAAGAAAGCGTCTTATAAAAAATACAGAGGACAAGGAAGATAGAACCATTTAGTTATATTAAAGGAAACATCGCAACTAATGTTGGTTGGGTGAGACCTAATATTGAAATGTTCTCTGAGGTTGTTAGACACAACCAATCGTTTTTTGATAAGTACGATTGTTATGTGTATGGCGGTTTTCTTCAAACAACTGATACTTGGGATATTGATTTGTTAGTGGTATCCGAAATTAATTCGGAGGTGGGTGGAGATTGTGTAGACTTATGCAACTCCGCTCACCAACTTAAACAACTGCTAGACATCTCCGTTGTTACACCAGAAACATTTCGGTTGTTTATGATACAAACAGAAATATTTAATACCACCGGAGTGTTTAAAAGATTCAATGAGATTGAATTCGGTGTTTATGAAGGTTTTTACAAACCACATGATAAAATATACAAGAACGGTATTGACGTAAGCGATAAAGTAACTTATACTAAGATAGAAAATAATTTATGGGAAATAGTTCCAATACCAGAATATGAGAAAAAATTAAAGACTTTGCCTGAAAAGGTAAGAAATAGAAAAAAAATTGCGACACCAATCTCAGTTAAGGTGTTGTTACAAAGGAAAAATAAATGGACAAACATCAAGCCGTAGAAAAAGTAAACAGTCTTTTCGAATATGAATACGATAAAGTTCAGTATAACGCATCAGATTATTGGCGGGTGTTAGACGTTAATGCTGAGAAAGACCAAGGTGATTGTGAAGACTATGCACTCACTGTTGCTTGGTTGCTTGCTGGTCAAAGTAGATTAAAGTTTTTGTGGATGTTGCTGACAGGTAAATTTAAAATCTGTTACGTGACAGTGAACGGTGGTGGTCACGCTATTCTTTACCATCATGGTATGTATGTGGACAATTGGAAACGTGAGTGGTCGTATAAGATTGCTTACGAACAAGATTATGCACAATACGATTGGACCTTTAAATATTACTACAACCCTCTGGTTGTGATTGTTAAATTGATTCAAGGAAAGTTTTGGAAAAAATAATGGCTAAGTATTCTAGATTTGATCCTAAGAATAAGAAAAAGAAAAACGATAAGTATAGAGCTGAAAAGAAGAAACCTAATAAAAACGTCTCATCATCTAAAAACGATTGGAATGATGAAACAGAACGTTTATTAGAAAAATATAATTATCGTTAAAAACAAAAGATCTTCGTCATGAAAAATTTGATATTTCAGTACTACATTCCCTATGAGGCGAATGACACTCACCTAGGCGGCGTTGAAATGCCTGAATGGGCCCGGACAGGTTCTAGGTGCGCTAGAAAGTATGCAGAACTTTGTGGTGCTGATTACACGTTGCTTCACGATAGGTTCTTTCCGGACCTAGACCCCAGACTAGATTCTAGTAGGATTCACTACGACTCACAATTCTCTAAGTACGATAAGATTTTGGTCCTTGACCTTGATATGCTTATCACCACCCGAGAAAATATTTTTGATATACCAATTGAAGATGTTGCGATGGTACACGAGGTTGGTATTCATCAAAAGATGGGTGGATGGTTGTCAAAGGTGATGTATGTACCACTTGACCAAAGAGGTATTATCGCTTATGGTAAAAAACTTTTTGGTGACGATTGGATGTTTCCTAAGTCATCATTATATCCACAAGAAAAGTGGAGATATATGAATGGTGGTTTACAACTCTGGTCAAAACAGGGAAGAGAGAAGGCCCGAGAACATTTTACGTCACTGGACGATTATGTTATACACACAAGATATACCGAACAGATGTATGTCAATCTTCAATTATCCCAACCTGTTTTTAAAGTGACCGAGTTAGATAACAAATGGAATCGTTTGCCTTATCAGTGGGTGGGTCAACCTGATGGATATATCAATCACTTTTTGGCACGTCATAAATTTAGTATGCCTGAACTAGAAAAAAGAGGAATGTGTATATGATGTTCTTAGAATTAGCCGCGAATCGTAAACGTGGTTTGAATTGGGATGCAGTAAATGTTAGTAGTAACTATGGTGATAAGGCAGTAAAACTTCATGACCTCACCAATTTGCCTATTAAAGGCGCACCTGATAATTTTTATGACGGTGTTTATTCAGAACATTTCATTGAACACATGTACAAGTATCAGGGTGTGAACGTCTTCAAAGAAATTATGAGAGTTTTGAAACCAGGCGGCGTAGTTCGGACTGTGTGGCCTTCATATGATGTTGTTGAGTGGTTAGTTGGTGAAGAAGATTTATCTGATCATCCGTTTGTTAAACATTACTACCAGAGATACATTATACAAGAAAGATTCTGTGCTGCTGGACATCAGAACAAAAGAATTCAAGAACAGGTTGCTCTTGGTTTACTATACCAAAAGGGAGAGCATTTATATCTCTGGGGTAAACAAGAGATGATTGATACACTAACGACACTTGGTTTTCAGAACGCAAAGGAATACGCATACGGTAAAAGTTCCTTGGCAGATTTCAATAACATTGATACGCCAGGACAAATTCGTGCTATGCACTCTACCGTGGTTGAGGCCAAAAAGCCATGGAAGTGAGTATAGTAGTTACAGGTGATAATTCACTAAAACCTTTGTGGCACCCTCTTTATTTTAAATATAAAGATGACCCTAAGTACCAAATTGTATTTGCAAAAAACGTGATGAATGGTATCAATCACTGTTTATTTCAAAATGTTTTCATTACAACATATGATGCAATACCAACGTATAGAATGATGACTGACCTTTTAGAACTGAAAAAAAATCAGACAATATGTCCGTCTTGGCATGAATACATGCCTAATGATTTTCAAGGTGCTGAGTGTGAAAGTTCTTTCTCTGTTAATCGTGACCTATATAAAGGAGAATCAAAAAACGATTATATCAAAAAAAGAAACCCCGAAGTAATCAAAAAGGGTAAAATGTACTATCTAACAGGAAGCGATAAATGAAAGTTTTAATCACAGGTGCAGCTGGTTTCATAGGGTTTCATGCTGCTAAACATTTCACCAACTTAGGTCATGAAGTTTGGGGAATTGATAACTTCAACTCTTATTACGATCCAGATCTCAAACATAAACGTGCTCAAATATTGAGAGAAGAATACAATGTAAAAGTTGAAAAGATAGATTTGAAAAGTCCCGAAGAAACAACTTTCATTGTTGATAATATCAGACCAGACTTCTGTATTCATCTTGCAGCCATGGCAGGTGTGCGTTATTCTATGGAACATGCTGATGAGTATATCACGAACAACTGTATGGGTTCTCTTAACCTTATCAATGCATTAGAAAAAAACAACTGTCCAAATGTAGTTTATGCTTCAACGTCTTGTGTGTTACATGGAAATCCTTTACCTTGGGGAGAGAGTGAACATATCTATCCGCAGATTAATCCATATGGATATACCAAGTTTATCAACGAATCTCAGTTTCATATTTCGAAAATTCCTAATGCTGTTGGGTTGAGATTCTTCACAGTGTATGGTCCTTATGGTCGCCCAGATATGGCCCTGTTCGATTTCACCAAAAACATTCTCGCTGGTAATCCCATCACACTGTTTAATTATGGCGAAATGAAAAGAGATTTTACTTACGTTGATGATATCGTACACGGTATTGAATGTGTGTTTAACAATATGACTCCCCGCGATATGTACAACATTGGTCGAGGGGAACAGGTAGAACTCATGAGATTTGTAAAGGCTATAGAAACTTCATTGGATAAAAAGGCGATTATTGAATTAGGTCCTAAACACCCAGCGGATGCTTTGGAAACATGGAGTGATACTAGAAAATTACAATCGATAGGTTATAATCCAAAAACTTCTATTGAAGAAGGTGTTGACAACTTTGTTAAATGGTATAGGTCTTATCATAATTAGGATAAATCATGGGGAATATTATTTTAGAAATCGGCGTAAACACCGGCCAAGATGTGGAAAGATTGCTACAATATCGTGGTGATTATCATGGTTTCGAACCTGTACCAGAATTATATAACAAATTAACTGAAAGATATAAAAATAACTATCGAGTTAATTTGTATCCTTACGCTGTTGATATTGAAGAGGGCCCCGCCACGTTCAATATTTCAAAACCAACAGGAATTGCTTACGCTTACGGTTGTTCTAGTCTTCACGAGTTCTCTACCAACTTAGATGAAGTATGGCCTGGCCGCGAAGATTTTGAGGTCGTAGAAAAAATAACGGTTGAGAGAATCAGACTAGAAAGTTTCTTAGATAACCTTAACTACGATAAAATTAGTTATTTCTGGTGTGATGCACAGGGTAATGATCTTAATGTTCTGAAAAGCATGGGAGATCATGTTAAAAATATACAAGAAGGCCGCATGGAAGTTGCATACAAGGTTGAACTTTATTCTGGTACCGGAAACACACATGCAAACGCAATGAAATTTTTGGAAGAACATGGATTTAAATATCGTATACATAAACCTAATCATGAGTGTGATATTATATTCTGGCGATGATAAAATTAGTCTTATTCGATCTTGATGGCGTGTTAGTAGACGCAAAAGAAATTCATTATCAAGCTTTAAACTTCGCACTACCAATCAAATACGAAATATCTCGTGAGGACCATCGAAATATTTTTGATGGTAGAAAAACCAAAGAAAAACTTCAGATGCTAACTGAAAGACTTGGTTTGCCTGTTGAGGACCACGAAACAATCTTCGATGTTAAACAAAAGAAGACTGTTGAGATGATGCACAATCTCACAATCAATACACACGCATTAGAGTTATTTAAAGAATTGGAAAAACAGGGGTATATGATTGGAGTATGTTCTAATTCTATTCGTCGGACAGTCTTGACAGCTCTTGCAAAATCTGGTTTAATAGAGTACTGTTCAGTTATATTATCTAATGAAGATGTAAAGAACTCAAAACCGCATCCAGAAATATACTGGAAAGCGATGTCTATGATGAGTTGTCTTCCTGAAGAGACTGTAATTGTTGAAGATTCTCCGCCCGGTCTTCTCGCGGCAGCACGTTCAAGAGCCACATACATAAGAGTAGAAAGCACTAAAGATGTCACTAAAGAAAAAATCATGCCTAAATTGGAAACTAATGAAGTGAAAAACGTTTGGAAAGAAGAAAAGTTAAATGTCCTAATTCCTATGGCTGGCGCAGGTTCTAGGTTTGCACAAGCTGGTTACACGTTCCCGAAACCTTTAATTGATATTAAAGGTAAACCGATGATTCAGGTTGTGGTTGAGAATCTTGGACTAGAAGCGAATTATATTTTTGTTTGTCAGAAAGAACATAACGAAAAATACAACCTAAAGAACATGTTGTCTCTTATTGCGCCCAACTGTAAAGTTGTTGAAGTTGATGGTATTACTGAAGGTGCAGCCTGTACTGCACTCTTAGCAAAAGAATATATTAATTCTGAAGACCCGTTATTTTTTGCTAACAGTGACCAATGGGTAAACTGGGACCCTGTTCAATTTATGTACAACATGCAAGAGAGTCATGCTGATGGTGGAATTGTCACGTTTAAGGCCACACATCCCAAATGGTCTTTTGCCGAAGTTGATGAACATGGTATAGTAAGAAAGGTTGCTGAAAAGGACCCTATTTCTGATAACGCTACGGTAGGTTTTTATTATTGGAAAAAAGGTTCTGACTTTGTGAAATACGCTGAACAGATGATAGAAAGAGATGTTCGTGTCAATAACGAATTTTATGTGTGTCCAGTGTTCAACCAAGCTATTGAAGATAATAAAATAATTAGAACGTATCAAGCGAATGAAATGTGGGGATTGGGTACACCCGAAGATTTATCATACTATTTGGAGAACAAATCTTGAATCTGATACTGCAACATTTTGAAGGTAATATGCCTGAGTGGGCTTATTTCTGCGAGAAAACGGTGAAACGTTATGCAGAGATGACCGGAGCTGATTATCAATTGATTCGTGGTTTTCCTATGGGTAAAGAACTTGGGTTCACCCCACAGAAATTATGTCTTCTATTAGAAAAGTATGACGAGTATGATCAGGTGTGCATGATCGATATGGATACCATTGCGACTAAAAGATATCAGAGTTTTTGGAATCGACCTGAAATTGGCGTGTTGCATGATAGAGCGATTGCTGGACCAAAAGCGTTGAATGCAGTCACAAGAAAACCTCATCCTAGTAAAACACCTGAAGCCGCACCTAACCTATACAAACAGGGAACATGGTGTTTCTTTGGTAACTGGATAAAACTTAATAAAGAACAAAGACAAGAACTTAGAAAACATTGGAATCAAAAATTATTTGAAGAATCTCTGGTAGACAAACATCCAGGTGATGAAATCATTCTACATTATCTTTTTCATCAATCTAAAATTCTTGACGGTAAACACCCTCGTGATGTTTGTATGAGAACAGATTACCGTGATGGAGAAGATTTGTGTAATCTTAAATTTAGAGAGGATGCTCGATGGGACAAGAAATTCTGTAATCAACCAGAAGATTCTGATCCTGATGCATCCTTGATACACTTTTGTGCGGGGAGAAAAAGACAGATTGTTAGTACGGTCAAATCTATTTACGGTGATCTGATTATATGAAAACAGCAATCTGTTTTTCTGGCATACCAAGGGGCAATGTTGTTTCTTGTATTGACAAGTATAAAAAAGTTTTTCCGGATGCTGACCCGTTTTATTTTACATGGTCTGAATATAAGACGGAGATGGAATCCATACTAAACTCTCCAGTAGACCACGCTGAAGAACCAGAAATAGATTACTGTGCGTTTTTAGAATCACCCACCTTTCCAAACAAAGATGGTTCCGAATCCACGGTTGGCCCGAACGTAATCACTAACAATCCTAACCGAATGAAAAGATTTCGAGACAATTGGGAATATGCACATTTTAAGGCTCTTCGAACCAAACAATTAATCGGACACGCTTTACATCTTGAAAAAATTCCGTTAAAATATGATATGATAATTCGTGCTCGTTACGATATTGAAATTTCTTTAAAGTGCGACTTTACTCGATATGTTGAAAATTCATACGAGAAAAAACGTGCTATTGGATTTTCGTTTGGTGTTAATGGTATTAATGGTAACTGGGAAACAATTAAACATCTGGATGGTAACTATCAAGATGAGGGTAGAAAATACCTGGAAGACTTTATGATATTACATCCTAGAGAAATGTATGATTCTGAATGGGTTAAGAAGTTATATAAATCTAAACAGTTGTACCCATCTGAAATTGGTTGGTATCAGGTATTGAGTTACCCATTTGGTACTAATCATTTATGTTGCGGCGGTGGCGTTAGATTAGCATATAGGTAAAAATATGAATTGTTTAATATATCAATACTGGGATGGTGTTCCGTCCAAAGAGTGTTTGGCTAGTACTTCCGCCATGAAAAAATATGCAGACCGGATTGGCGCAGATTATTTGTTCGAACGAGATCCCAAGTATGTCACTAACTTAGGAAAGTATTCACCACATTACGGCCAGTTTAAAGTTGTGTTTGATAAGTCATTCGACAAATATGACAAAATTCTTTTTACCGACACCGATGTCTTCCCTACCGAAAACTTAGAAGAAAATGTTTTTGATGAAATCGAAGACGAAGATGTTGGTATTGTAGAAGAATGGCAACAAGTAGAAGTCAGAAAAAAACACACTGTTGCGGGTATTAATCACTCTAATGATAAGATGTGGGCAAGAACCGTAGAATCAAAATGGGGTGTCACTCTACCTAGAGCTGAATGTGGTTCTGTAAAAGCTTATAATTCTGGCGTTGTATTGTGGTCTAGAAAAGGTATAAACAAAGCTCGTGCAAGGTTCGTTCCTTTTCAAAGTTATGTTTCAATGATAAACTTTTCTGGATTGCCGGTGTTCTATACTTGTGACCAACCCTATCTACACGCAATGTTAGAGGTTGCTGGTTTAAACTGGAAAGAACTAGACTACAAATGGAACAGTTCTGTTCATTATGTTCCAGGAACAAAAGAACCAAGACCAGTGAATGATCTAAGAGAAGGTCGAGCAAACTTTGTTCATGTTCAATTAGCCGGCGCTAATCATTATAATGAAGACACATTATTACGTATAGTGAATCTTCCCGTTGATCAATGGAACCTATAAAATATGAAAGGTATTATCTTACAACATTTCGAACCGCAGGCTGTTAATAGAGATCCAGAATTAGGTTCTGAAACTCCTAGGCCATGGATCGTAAACAAAAGCATTGCAAACATAAAAAAATATGCGGAGTCTATCGGAGCGGAATACCGTTTGTTGTCTGGTGAACCTTTCAGACCTGGGTTGAGAGCACAGTGTCAAAAATGTGCAATGATTAACGAAGAGTATGATGAATACGATGTTGTTGTTATGCTGGATACTGACAAATTTATGGTAAAAGGTTGTCAAGAAAATATTCTAGAAGCAAAAGGAATTGCACCTTTTGACAAAATTCATAGTGATATGATATTACCGAAGTTTTATAGACAGTTTCCACACTGGGCTAGTATGAATACTCCAATCTGGTCTGGTGCTTGTTATGTGATGCCTAGAGATTTTCGTATTCTTTTGCGTAATCAAATTAATCCTGAAATGGAGAGAATGTTTAAACAGGTCAGTCCCTTACCGTTTGTGGACGAAGGTATCTTCCACTGTCTGTCAGTAAAAGCCGGTGTTACAATCGGACCTAAGTATAATTTAGATTCACGATGGGACCAGAGTAGTTATCTGCCCAATCCTGAGAAAGCGTTCATGTTACATATGAGACACAAACCAAAACCGAGAGATGAAAATCTAAAAGACTTTATTGCAAAGGGAATAATCGAAGATCTTTAATATGAAATCATTTGTTATAACAATCAAATCAAACCCCAAGTCCGTAGAGGCCGCGTCTCGTTGTGTAAAGTCGATGCCTGAACACAATGTACAAATGTTCGATGCGATTACACCAAAAGACAATCCTGAAAAATTGTTTGAGGAAAAAGGTATCAATCCCGAAGGTTTTATTGAAAAGTATTCCTACCTTGAATCGTGTATGTCTGCCTTTCTTTCTCACCATACACTATGGGAGAAGTGTGTACAGGATAATCAAGAATATCAAATCTTCGAACACGATGCGGTGGCGGTAAATAACGTCCCTTTGTTTATTAACTATGATAAAGTAATCTCTTTGGGTCAACCTAGTTATGGAAAGTATAACACACCAATGCACATCGGTGCTGGACCGTTGGTATCGAAGAGATATTTTCCGGGCGCTCATGCATACAGACTAAAACCTGCCGGTGCAAAGATTCTTATTGAGTCTGCAAAAACTAAAGGCGGCCCGACTGATGTTTATCTTAACTTGGTTCACTTCCCTTGGTTGGAAGAGTTCTACCCTTGGCCTGTCGTTGCAAAAGATTATTTCACAACCATTCAAAAAACCGAAGGGTGCTTAGCGAAACATAACTGGAAAGGTGGACAGAATTATGAAATCATTCGATAAGTGTTTCATCACAGGTTGTGATGATAGAACAGAATGGATGTTGCCTTGGTTTCTGAAAAATTATATAAAACACAATTCGACCCCAATCGTCCTTGCCGATTTTGGAATGACTGACCAGACCCGAGCATGGGCCTATCAAGTCAGTGAATTCGATGATATTTTAGATTTGCAGTATAGAGGAACCAATAAAGCTTGGTTTCTGAAACCTAGAGCCCTGTTAGAAATAAAAAGTGAATTCGCCTGTTGGATAGATACAGATATTCATATTCTTGGTGATATGTCGGGCGTGTTTAATTACGTCGAAGAAGGCAAACTAGCGATGGTAGAAGATAAACCTTGGTCTAAAAGAACTGGCGAACTTTGGCACAATTCTGGTGTCGTTGCAGTCAAAGGAAAACCTAAAATATTATATGATTGGGAACATGTTTGTAGAACGAGGCCTGTTCAAGGAGATCAAGAAACTTTACATTTGATGTTAGACACACCACTAAAAAAATTAGCTGCAGTGAATTCTGTACCCAATATATACAATTGGTTAAGAGTTCAAATTCTTGATGGGGAAGACAGTCCAAATAAATTGGCTATGCATTGGACGGGATTCAAGGGTAAAAACGAAATTAGGAAAATAATGTATCATGAGAAAGGGTGATGTTGTACATCTTATTGGAAACGGTGATAAGTGTGTATTCTGGGATGAGATGAATGAACCAGAGGGTATTCGTTTAGTTTGTAATATGCCGCCGTTTCACGTTGATAATGTCTATGCAACGGTGATGGTCGATTTTAAAATGATGATGGCTTTAACTGAAGGTCACGTTAATCTCGATATGTATCCGTGGGTTCTTGGGAATCGACCAAAAATTTGGATGGACAATCCTAGTCAATCAACCTTTTATTTAAAGTATGCTCAGAACATTAAAGAGTTTTATTTGCATGTACCAAAATACTGTGGGCCTGTAGGTGATCCTCAATCAGCAACAAATTTTAATTGTGGTCATATGGCGGCACATTTTGCTTCAACAAAGTTCAGACCAAAAGAAATTCATATGTATGGATTCGACACCATATTAGATTTTAATATGCGTTCTGTTACTGACGTATATTTAAGTAGTGACAGATCTAATACAAATAACTATAGGCTCTTGAACAACTGGCGCCCAATATGGTATCATCTATTTAAAGAGTTTGAAGATCAGACTCGATTTATTCTTCATCACGATCATGATGAGATGAAAATTCCTCAAGGAAAAAATGTTGAAGTGGCGATACATAAAACCCGCAAACAGGAAAAGGTCGATAAAAAAGAAGCTGTTAAGGCAATGGAATCACGAGAGATTCTAACCGAAGAACAACTATCAAAACTTAACCGTAAACAAAGAAGGGTGTACGAAGCGAAGTTACGTAAAGGTAAACTCAAGGCACGAAGTTAAAAATTATGTTTGAACATGTGAAAGTTGATTTGGGGTATGATGACCTCCAATCTGTTACAGAAGAATCCGGCCGAAAATATGCTACACCGACTGGAACAAAATATCCATCCATCACTACGGTACTCAGCATTCTGTCTAAGGATTCGATTGAGAGGTGGCGAAAAAGAATTGGTGAAGAGAAAGCTAATCAAATCTCTTTTCGTGCTTCACAACGTGGTACAAGTGTTCACGAATTAATCGAAAAATACATAAATAACGATTCGAAATATTTGTCTGGTTATATGCCAAACATTGTTGCTAACTTCTTATCTGTTAAGGATATCTTAGATGAACGAATCGGAAAAGTATACGGCCAGGAACTTCCTCTTTATAGCGACCATCTACGTCTTGCTGGGCGTGTCGATTGTGTTGCTGAATTTGACGGAGAGATATCAATCATTGACTTCAAAACTTCCCGAAAACTCAAGCGTCGAGAGTACATCGAAAACTACTTCTGCCAGGAAGCTGGATACGCTGTTATGTGGGAAGAACGTACCGGAATGCCTATCACCCAACTAGTCACTATAATAGCTGTAGACGATGAAGACCCCCAAATCTTTATCGAAACGAGAGATAAGTGGATTGGTAAGCTCATCGAAACTGTAGAACTCTACGAGAACACTCCCAATTGATGAAAAAGCGGAATATAACGTATTCCTAAATTTCATGCTTTTTTCTATTGACAATTTCATCGTTTCGTGCGACAATTACTCCTGTAATCAATGAGGAATTGTTATGGAATTAGTCGGTAAACATGTTGAAGCGTTCTACGGTGCTCTGCATCCTACTGTTCACGGTAAGATCTGGGCTGTTCAGTGGGGTCACGCTTACATCGAGACTGACATCGGTGAAAAGTACAAAATTGCCGTCGAAGACCTGAAAACAGGTCCCTTTGGTAAGGTTGGTATCTACTTGGAGGACGTATGACTGTAGAAATCTTTGCTGGTTTGTGTGCATATGCCGCACTTATTTTGTTGTTCTTCGCGTATAAGGATGAGTTATTCGACAATGAAGATTAAGCAAGAAATCACCGTTTGGGACAAGTGTGACTATCGGGTCCCAAATCATATCTATTTGATAGAAAAAAGGCAGTTAATCGGATATATTCCCGAAGGGACTACAAAAGCCGTGTACTTCAAGGAACCCAAAAAGCAGTGGGCCACGACTCGAAGGAAGTTTCGAGACATTACGAGTAAAAAAGAACTCGCAATGTATGAATTTTAGGAATATAACGTATTCCGTAATTTCATGGTTTAAACCCTTGACTTTTGCCCCGAAATGACCGATAATACGTATATTGAATGACAGAACGGAGAGATTAGATACCAACTGAATCGAGATAGAAAACAACTGAATCAAGTTAGAAACTAACTGAATGCTACTGGAGTCTACGGACTAGAACTTAACTGAAAGCAACTGGAACTTGAACTGGAACTCGAACTGGAATCTCTCCACCCCCCCCCATTAAAGGAAATGAAAATGTTGAAATTCGAAAATACTGCTGAAATTGGTGACATGATTCGGGCTTACGACTTCGAACCGATTCCTGGTCGCCCTGAGTTTTACGTCACTGGACGTGTTGTTGACAAAGGCCCTATCTATCATCCTGCTGGTCGATATATCTGTGATGGTTACACCATCATCTGCCACACTGACATGGACGATGATCGTCGCCACGGTGAAACGATATATGTCCCCTTTGAAATGAGTCTCACGGACTTTGATAACCGTATTGAAAATATCACTAAAATGGTGGAGGTAGCGTAATGGTAGCATCAAACTTAAAAATGCAAGAAATCCCTGTAACCCCGACTCGATCTGATTTGTCTCGTGAGTTGCGTCGAATGCTTGACAATAAGCTTGCTAAGACTCATCGACAAATACGTAAGTATGAGAACGATCACAACGAAGAGATGGCGAACTGCATGGATTGGTACGCTGAAGGCATGGAGTATGCCATTGCTTGCCTCTTGGATCTTGACGAAGCGCATGCTAAAGCGTATACTGTAAGGGTGCGATAAAGAATATCTCCTTGGGGGTGGTTCCCCGTTGCGGGGAGGGTAATGCCTCCCCCACATATATAATAATGTAACATGGCAAGATGATCTTTCTTGTTCTCCTCTCAACTTAGGATCATCGGATACAGTGCGGGGCGGAGTTTGTCTCACTAAAGAGGTGGAGGGGCAACTGTATCACTTTTAATTTTTTGGATTGTAGATTATGGATTTAAAAGGTAAGACAATCGTTTTTTGTTTGCCAGGTAGAGAATACTCTGGCGACTTTCTAACATCGTTTATCGAACTTGTTGTGTATGTTATGCGAAATGGTGGTACGCCTTTTATTTCACAAAAGTATTCATCAATGGTCAACTTCGCACGATGTCTTTGTGCTGGTGCAGATGTTAAACGTGGAAAATATCAAACACCGTTCGGTGAAGAAAATCACTATGACTACATGATGTGGATTGATTCAGACCAAGTATTCTCAACAGAACAATTTATTAAATTACTAGAAATGGATAAAGGCATCGCAGCTGGTTGGTATTGTCAACCAGGCGTTTCCGAAGATGGGACATACTACACTCCCGTTGTCGAGAAGATGGAAGATTTCTTCTTCGAGAAAAATGGTTACTATAAATTTCTTTCGGCAAAAGAAATAGAGGAAAAGAAAACACCCTTTAAAGCTGACTACATTGGTTTTGGTTGGGTCTTGATTAAGGAAGGTGTATTTGAGAGGATGGAGTATCCCTGGTTCGCACCTAAACAAAGGTTTGTGGGTGAACTGTCAGATATGTGTTCAGAAGATGTTTCCTTCTGCATTGATGCTAGAAATTTAGGAATAGATATTTGGGTGGACCCTACCTGTAGAGTGGGTCATGAAAAAACATTGGTGATATAAATGAAAAAGACATTGGTTGCAAGTTTAATCTTATTAATGGTGCCTGGTTTTGCTGTTGCGGATAGTGTTCCAATAATCGAAGACCACTTCAAGACAGATGTTGTCTATGAACCTTACATTGTTCGTGTTTGTGATAATCGTGTAGTGGGTGGTGATAAAACGATGGACACAGTAAGAGGTGCTATTATTGGTGGTGCGATTGGTAACGCCATCACGAAAGATACTGAAGGTACTGCCGCAGGAATTATTCTTGGTGGCTTGATTGGTCACGATAAATCTGATAACATACCTACTATAAAAAACGTTTGTACAAACGAGACTAGATATGACGAGTACGAACGAACAATTTATAGTCATAGTACAATCACCTTCGAACATAAAGGTAGAAGGAGAACACTAACTTTTATCAAATAAAAGCCGCTATAGCTCAGCAGGTAGAGCAACTGATTTGTAATCAGTAGGTCCCGAGTTCGATTCTTGGTGGCGGCACCACTTTCATTCCCTGTTAGCTCAGTTGGTAGAGCAAATGACTGTTAATCATTGGGTCCGTGGTTCGAGCCCACGACAGGGAGCCAATTCCGGAGAGTATCCCAACAACTCTGATAGTGGGTGAGGAAAGGCTGGCAGGCCCGGACCAACACACAACAATGGAGACAACGACGGTTGCTCTCAGGTCTGCCACTTTAATATTATGATAGAACAATACGCACACGAAATAGTTGTTTTGTTTTTGTTCGGATTGGGCATACTATTGTTTTATCTTGGACTGAAAGATGTTAATGCCAAAAAAGATTAATGGACAATGGTTTCAGGGCGACCAACCAATAGGTGAACCCCAAGTTGTAACTGATGAAGAAATGAAACAATATGTTGAAACTCAACTAGGGAGTGTAGGAAAATTGGTAACCCCATCGGACTGTAAATCCGACGCCGACGGCATTGCTGGTTCAAGTCCAGCCGCTCCCACCAATGACTTACCAAGGATGTAAAAAATGTTTAATAGGATTCACAAAATTGAAGAGTACTTCGAAGGACAAATCTATGACTCCGCTGTACAAATGGTTGAAGAACTATTTGAGTGTGATGTTCCCGATTTGACCAGAGAACAGATTGACATGTTGGAAGAATGGATTGAGAATAACGAGTACAGTGTAATGTGTTCGGGTTTCAATCAAGTGATTCATTGGTGGGAAGATGCCAACATGATCGATGATTTGTGGGACGAAGAAGAAGAGGAGGAAAAATAATCGGGGTATAGCGCAGTCTGGTAGCGCGCCTGCTTTGGGAGCAGGATGTCGGGAGTTCGAATCTCTCTACCCCGACCAAATATATTATGGAATCTTTTGTAGAAATTTTAGGTGGATTATTCTTTTTATTGGTGGGAATTTGTGGTATAATCTATGGATTAAATCCAAACGACAAATACGCTCTCTATCGAAAGAGTGATGAACATTTTAATGATGAGGACAACACATGATAACTCGTGAAGATTTTAATGAAGATGCGTTTGATCAGCTGATTCGCAACGCATTGATCGAACAACTTGAGGATTTCGTAGATACTATGAACGATGATAGTATTCGTGATACTACCTTGGTTAAAGCATTTAAACGTGTAATCGCATACAACAGTGTGCCTGGAACTTATGAGGATGGAAAATATGACGAATAAAGTAATAAGTGATCCATATTTTCCGGACGAGTACTTCATCGAGCAGTCAAGATGGAGTTCTAGAATTGTATTAACTGGTGCAAGGATGCTTGGTGAGATGTATCCAGCATTTTTTGGTTTGAAATTATTCTTTCCTGATCATGGTTCCCCATCATGGTTATATACCAATATTTTAAAAAAGAATAAGTTTCAATTCAGTGGTGACAAGAAAAAAGGATACTGGTTTTTACCTAAAAATAAGTTTCCAACGCAGAGAGAAAGAGTAGAACGTTGGGACAAGTGTTATAAAGAATTAAAGGATCAACGTGATGAACTACGAGAAGAAAAACGAAAAATTGAACAAACACCAAGTTCTATGCACAAAAAAGTTGATGCCCTCGGAAGAGTTACTTATGAACCACTCAGGGCACAAGGAGAAACCGGAGAAAAAAGAACCCGCCGAAATAACCAAGGGAAATAACTTTTCTTGGTATCAATTTAATATGGAGGAAATATGACGAGTGAAGTCAAACTAGTTGGTATGACACAACCCAGTGCAATCACTGGATGTCACACAGCTAACGAGTTGATTGCTTATGCTGCAAGGGTAAGTAATCCTGCGAATCAAAACAATGAGAAGACCGCCCCTAAATTGTTGGGATATCTAATCAAAGAAGGCCATTGGTCACCCTTTGAGATGGTGAGTGTCACGATGGAGATCAAAACGACACGCGATATCAGTCGCCAGATCATTCGTCATCGCTCGTTTGCGTTTCAGGAGTTTAGTCAGCGATATGCGGTCAGTGAAGGGTTCAATACCACTCGCCAGGCGCGCAAACAACACCCTACAAACCGCCAATTGTCTATGGTGGATGAAGACCCCACTCGTCAGAAGAAGGCGCAGGAGGTCTTTAACGAGATGCAGGCAGAGGTTGCTAAAGTCGCCAAAGACTACTACGAAATGGCACTAAACACGGGCATTGCGAAAGAACAAGCACGAGCATTGTTACCAGAGGGTTTGACCGAAACAACACTGTATATGGCAGGCACCTTACGCTCGTGGATTCATTATTGTGAACTGCGTCGAGGACATGGTACTCAGGCAGAACACATTGAAGTGGCGGATAAGTGTTGGGATGTTCTTGGAACACATTTTCC